AGTATATGGCCAACCGGACAAGTTGCCTATTACCGAACATGCACGTAAGAATCCTATTAGCCCTTACGGAAATACTAAAGCAATGACCGAAGACATACTCCGAGATTTCTGGGGTGCTTATGCTCTACCAAGTGTATGCTTCCGTTACTTTAATGCCGCTGGCGCTATGCCCGGTACTGCCGACCTAGGACAAGAACCTAACGCTACTCATATTGTTGCTCGTGTGCTCGAAGCTAGTCTAGCTAATCGTGCATTTACTATCAACGGCGGCGACTTTGATACTCCAGACGGAACTTGCGTTCGAGACTATGTACACGTGTGGGATATTGCACAAGCACACGTTAAAGGTGTTGATTATGTTTACAAATTTAACAATAATATCGTTAACGTTGGTGCTAGTGTGTTTAATCTCGGCACTAACACAGGTGTAAGCAACAAAGAAATCGTTGACTATGTTGTAGAACATTACGGATTGCCGTTTGTAAATTATGGCGAACATCGTTGGGGTGATCCAGCAGAACTAGTAGCAGATGCTACCGAAGCACGTGAAAAATTAAATTGGACACCAGAGTATAGTACGATAAATACTATTATAGATACTGCATACAAATGGTATGTTAGTCAAAGAAAATGATTATCGATATATTAACACCAGATTCAAGTTTGGTTCCCGTTGAAGATGTACTTAATAAAGTAGGTTGGCCAGATCCGGTTAAGATCACTGCGCTCAAAAAACACAAAGTAACTTTAATCGACTTAACAAAAGAACCACACGATAATGAATGGATTGAATGGCTAGATGAATGTTTGTCTGAGTTCCATATCAAATATATTTTATTAAGCCCCAATCAAGAAGATCATTTACGCAACGATCATGTATTTTATTATGATCCTGCTAACTTAGAATATACTCAAAAATATCTCCCAGACCTTGTGTATTGTGTTAACGCACTAGGTTAGTCTATGTCTCCTATCTTTCCCATTATTGAACTAGTTGATCGCCTTGCTATTGCCGAGGTTAAGTTTAAACGTACCAAAGCAAATGAAGAAGAACTACTATGGTACATGAACGAAGCCTTACGCATCGACATTAGTGCTATTGTAGACGAATACGAAAACCTTAAACAGATACACAACGAGATTTGGGATTTAGAAGCTGAGCTCAAAACAGGACGAGAAGCCGAGTTAAGTTTAGAAGAAATAGGCCGACGTGCTATTGCTATTCGAGATCATAATAATCGTCGTGTAGCACTTAAAAATCTAATAGCAGAAAAACTAGGCTGTGCAGTTAGAGAAATAAAACAAGACCATCTGAGTGCTTAAAACTTAGAGTCTAACCAAGTTCGTGATATCTTGCCACTAGGGCTAACTGGCACCACATCAACACACTCAAGCACCTTAGGTTTACATTGCGGATCTAACGCAATCAAGTAACGTCTTATATCCTCGGGGTCACACGTACCTACATACAGGCACTTGACAGCGTCACTACCAAAAACTACACAATCGGCTAGCCCAGGAATATGATTTAACAACTGTGTTTCTAAGCTAACCGGATTTAACTTCTTGCCTTTGACATTGATTTGATCACGATGTCGACCAAGTATACGATAGTATCCTGCTTCATCTTGTTCGGCTAGATCTCCGGTATTGTACCAGTCTGCGGTAAACAAGGTAGGTCCCTTAATATACAACTGTCCATCGACTATATCAGCTTCTACTCCATCGGGAAGTCCGATAGTGCCCATTCTACGCTGACCGTTTAGAGGATTAGTAAAACAATGACTTAATGCTTCGGTCATACCAAATGCTTCTATAATAGGAACATTAAATTTATGTTTAAGTTCTGTAAACAGAGTGTTGGGTAATGCCGCACTAGCACCACGTATAAAACGTAGATGATCAAACGTGAGTTGGCCAATGACTCTAAGAACATCGGGTACAGCAGTAATAAACGTAGGACTATAGCTAGACATAGTGCGTATATCTTTTACAGGAACATAATGAGTTTCGCATCCAGCTAGTTGTGTGGCCCAATAGAAACCCTGTCCATGAGCATGCCATAAGCTCATAATGCTTACATATCGATCATTAGCAGTTATGTTATAAGTTGTACAAATACGCTGAGCAAGGATATCTATTTGTTCTTGGCTAAAGCTACAAAACTTACTATCACCTGTAGTTCCACTTGTATACCAAAGTACACGCTCATTGTGGTAATCGCCGCCGTTACGCAAATGATCACCATCCGGAGTTATTAGTAAGCTATAATCTGATTTAGCCAACAGATATTCATTACGACTAGCGGCAGCATCTGGGTTAATAACCATAATGCTATAGTCATTGAGTTGAGGAATATAATCTTGTGGATTGGTTACACACAGTACAGCACGTTTCATTTTGATTACCAAGTAGTTGATTTTATCCATTATTTATAGTATAATACTGTATGACCGAAGATTTTGCCTTATATAAACAAAGCCTCGAGAACTGGCGAGACTATGGTATGATGTACCACGGCAGGGTTGAACCGACCTGGACCACACTTGATTTTGATTGGATCAAGACCTATTGTATCGAAGAGTTTGACCCTGCAGATACATGGGATAGCCCAGCAAGTCGTTTTAAGCTATGGCAAGAAGAACTGTACAAGTCTTGGGGGCATAGTAAAGAGTCAACAGAACATTACATGGCATTTGATCCTGTTATTAACTTTAGTGCCAGGCCTATATTTAAAGAAATAGGCTGTAACAAAAGTCTACACAGTTTTAACTTTATGCGTATTCCTCCAGGTATGGTTATTCCCTGGCATTGCGATACATACGCTTATTTTGTTAAAAAGTTTTCTATTGCTCCAGAGGAAGTTACTCGTGTTCGACGAGCTATTGTATTCATGGAAGATTGGTCTTTTGGACAAATAGCACAGTTTGGACGTAGTGTATGCTGTCATTGGGAAGCCGGCGATGTATATTCGTGGGATCATGCGGCATGGCACGGTGTAAGTAACTTTGGTCGAGAACCTATAACAGTAATGCAAGTAACATATTATGACACAACCGACACTGACAAATCTTAAAACACTCGCCTACGGTGGCGCACAATACGTAGTTAATGCCGATCGTGAAAAGTTCGTACACGACAGCGTTATCAAGGCCGCTAATAATCGTTGTTTGTGGGACACAGATTTACAACGTACATTCTTAGATGAATATTATGCTTGGATACAGTCAACAACTCTGAATACCATTACAGGTATTGATAACTTTAAAATAAAGGCCTTTAGTCAAGGTACTACAGAAGCATTTGATAAGTTTTATCTTAAAAACTCCAGTCGTCGCTTGCGTTACTTTAAAGGTGAGTATATGTATCACCAAGTAGCAGGCCGCCAATACTTTGATTATGCCGGTGTGTTCATTGAAGATGAAGCATTAGAAGTAAACGATTGCGTAGTCATTAGTTTGCCCTTTAGCGACACAGGCGGTGAGCATCCTAGGATGCAAGAAGTTTTAGCCAGGTGTGATGAACTAAACATTCCTGTCTTGTTAGATTTTGCTTACTTGGGTATTTGCTCGGGTATTAACTTTGATCTAACACACCCATCGATTACCGACGTTACCTTTAGTCTAAGTAAAACATTCCCAGTACCACACCTGCGTATTGGTATGCGACTGACTAGGCACGACAATGACGATGCCCTAATGGTCATGAATAAAACCAGTTATACAAATCGATTGAGCATGAGTGTTGGCCTAGACCTTATCCGTACATGGTCACCAGACTTTATACCAACACAATATCGAACCAAACAACAACAACTGTGTACTGAGTTAGGAGTTGAACCAAGTAACAGTATTATTTTTGGCATTGACAGTCAAAACCAATACCCAGAATACAACAGGGGTGGGCAAACTAATCGGTTATGTTTTGCTAAAATCCTTGACATATAGATCTAAATACTATACAATAAACAAAAGTCATCCACGACACTAACTCGGAGAATTTAATGCCTAAATACGCATCACCAGAAGAACAAAAAATAGCAGATTTACTAGTAGAAGAAGCACCATATCATCCCGGATATGAAGATGCCGCAATGAATATGAGCGATAAAGGCTACGAAGAATGTAACTTAGCCGATGTCATTCGTTTTAAAATGCGTCGCGATGGAAAACGCTTTTGGGCTGGTGATAACATCAGTGAATACGTAACAGAAGAAGATAAGAAAGTTCTCATTGCAGAAGCCACAGTGGCTTTTGAACAAGTGCTAGATACATTACTCATCGATCGTGAAAATGATCCCAACAGTCAAGGTACTGCTAAACGTCTAGCAAAAATGTACTACAATGAAATCATGGCCGGACGATATGAAGCCGCTCCAGATGCAACAAGTTTTCCTAATGAGGTAGATGATGGTTACAAAGGTATGTTGGTCGTGCGTAGTGAACTTCGTAGTATGTGTAGTCATCACCATCAGCCCGTTGTTGGTGTTGCGTATATTGGAATCATCGCGGCTGATAGACTTATTGGGTTATCTAAGTATACTCGCATTGCCCAGTGGTGTGCTCGCCGTGGGACTTTGCAGGAAGAGCTGTGTAACGACATTGCCCGCGAAATAAGTGCCGCAACAGGCAGTAAAAATGTAGCGGTCTATATCCAGGCCATACATGGTTGTTGCGAAAATCGTGGCATTATGGCTACTAGCAGTTTAACACAAACTACTGTATTAACCGGTGCGTTCCAGCAAGACATGAATACTAAGAAAGAGTTCTTCGATAATATTAAGCTACAACAGGAACACGCAAGATGAACTGGTTAAAACGTAAACTAAGACGCTGGCTACAGGAAGAAGACTGCTATCCGGTAGAAGTTGCAATAAACACAGGTGCCAGGGCAGTTGACGTGGAAGGTCTTTCATTCAATGTTATGCCAGCACAGGGCGGAACTGTGGTACAGATTCGTCATTACGATCGCAAAACAGATCGTAATAACAATGTCACACACGTGATTCCCGAAGGCGAAGATATTTCAGAACGCATTGGGCATATTGTTAGCATGGAACTACTACGAGCATGATTAATAGTGTTGGATCTGGGCCAAATGGCGGGTATCTGCAGGTTAATAATGGCTATTCAAATATACCATATGTTACTCCTAATTCAAATAATCCAATATCTGGAATGATTCGAATGAATGGTAGCCACTTTGAAGTCTTTGATGGAAATAGTTGGTTATCATTTAGTGGGTCCTCTGCTGAAGTTAGCCTAAGCGGTGCGGCTATTAGTGCCTTAGATTGGTGCCATAAAAAAATGGCCGAAGAAACTAAGATTAAAGAACTAGCGGCAAAGAACGTTACTGTAGCCGATGCATTAGCTAAGTACGAACTAGCACAAGAACAACTTCGAGTAGTTTTAGCTTTAACTGAAGAGGCTTAGTATGTTTTTAAAATGGTTAGAACAAATCGGACGTCGACGTATTATTATGGATCGTGTTAACAATGAACCATATTTAGAACGTTACTATGTTTTTCTTAAAGACCGCACTTGGTTCCCATTTAACATATTTCTACACAAGTTCTTAAAATCTGATCCAGACGAAGTACATGATCATCCATGGAACTACGCCACTCTTATTCTCAAAGGTGGCTACTGGGAATGGATTCCACAGTTTAATAACAAGGGTGAGATGTTTGGCCAAATAGCCAAGTGGCGCGGTCCGGGGCATTTCCGTATTTGTGGTGCACGTAGCTACCATCGAATTGAGCTGGATCCTGGCGTTGAAACATGGACTTTGTTTATGCCAATGCGTAAAAGGCGAGAATGGGGTTTTTGGACTCGCAAGGGATGGGTACAGCATGAAGAATATTTACAGTCAAGGTTATTTAAATGAGCAGAAAAGTATTTTATAAAGAAGCAACAGTTAAGGGTTGGGTACACGAGATCGTTCGTGCAATGGCCCGAGACGAGTGGCGCCCTGATTACATTGTTGGACTCACACGTGGCGGGCTAGTTCCTGCTAATATGCTTAGTCAATATTTAGATATACCAATGCATACTCTTAAGGTTAGTTTCCGCGACGATACACATGGCCCAGAAACTAACACCTGGATGGCAGAAGATGCATTTGGCTGGATCGACGGTGGATATCGAGGCCTAGGTGGTGATGGTTCGTTTGATTTTAGTATGCATGCCAAAAATATTCTCGTTGTAGACGATATCAATGACACCGGTGCTACACTTAACTGGATTCGTCAAGACTGGCAAAGTAGCTGTTTGCCTAATAATTCACGCTGGGAAAATGTATTTGGTAACAATGTACGCTTTGCTGTACTAATCAACAATGAAGCAAGTGAGTTCAAAGACATCGACTATATGGGTCTAAGTATTAATAAAAACGAAGAACCAATCTGGTGTGTATTTCCCTGGGAAGATTGGTGGACTAGGTGATTATCGAACTTATCGGAACTTGGTTGCTAGTAGGATTTGTCAGTGCAATCGGATGGAATGTTGCCGACGAAACTGTAAACAAACCATATCTTGATCCTTATATTGCTAAAAAAATAAACAATGACAAAACTTCTCGAGTAGATAACAATACCACACCAACAGCAACAACGCAAGATAAATAGTTATTCAACCAGCGGCCTTTCTGGCATTCATCCCGCTATACAAATTCTGCAAGCCTATGCTATAATATAACATAGGAGAATCAAAATGGCATTACAACCTAGGCAGTACAAATATACAAGTACCAAAGAATATCACGATGCATTTCCTTGCGCTTATCGTCAATGGAGAGCGGATAGTCATTGCAACTTAATTCATGGATATAGTTTTAGTATGAAGTTTTACTTTGGCACAGATGATTTGGATGTGCGTAACTGGGCTGCCGACTACGGCGGACTTAAAGAATTAAAATCAGTATTGGAGTCACAGTTTGATCATACATTACTAGTAGCAGAAGATGATCCAGAACTTGAAACTTACAAGTTATTAGAATCAAAGAATCTAGCTAAACTTACTATACTACCTAAGTTAGGATGTGAAGGACTAGCCGATCAACTGTACAAGTACGTAAACGGTGTTTATATTCCCGACATGTGGGGTCAATCAGAAGCAGATCGCTTGTGGTGTTATCGTGTAGAAGTTCGCGAAACACAATCAAACATGGCGTTCCGCGAAGGACATCGTGAATGGAACGAGGATCTTTTTGAATAATAAAGTTAACGAAATACTAGATATACTCCAAGAAGAATGTGCTGAAGTTATTGTTGCTATCAGTAAGATTCGTCGATTTGGTATTGATAACTCATACAAAGACGGTGGAACTCAGCGTGAGCATTTAGTACAAGAGTTAGGTGATGTTACACTACTAATCGAGTTGCTACAGGCACATCAAGTTTTTACTGTAACAGAGTTACGTAAGGCACAAGTAAGAAAAAGTCAAAAACTAACCCAATGGTCAAAGATATATGAAGATTAAAGTCAGCGAAATATTTTATAGTTTACAAGGCGAAGGTCGCTTTGTTGGAGTACCTAGCGTATTCTTGCGTACCTACGGATGTAACTTTACCTGTTCAGGGTTTGGTTGTAAGCCCGGTGAAAAATCAACAGGAGCCGACGAAGTAGCGCAAAAGGTAGAACTGTATAAAGATTTTTTATCTTTGCCGTTGGTTGAAACCGGATGCGATAGTTACGCTAGTTGGCACCCAGCATTTAAACACCTGAGCCCTACTTATACAACCGAAGAACTAGTGGAAAAGATGCTAGCATTAACTCCTAACGGCAGTTGGGTGCAAAATAATGGCAACGACGTACATTTAGTTATTACAGGCGGTGAGCCATTGTTAGGTTGGCAACGTGCCTACGCAGAGTTATTAAGTCATCCCAAGATGTCAGACTTAAAGAACATTACGTTTGAAACGAACGGCACTCAAGAACTACACGCAGATTTTAAACAGTATCTAAGTGACTGGGAAGGTGCTATTCCAGGTCGTGATGTTACATTTAGTGTTAGTGCTAAGTTAAGTGCGTCGGGAGAAAGTTGGGAGGATGCTATACGTCCAGAGATTGTCGATAACTATCAAATCTATGGACACACTTATCTTAAGTTTGTTGTTGAAACTGTAGATCACGTTGACGAAGCTGTACGTGCTGTAGATGCTTTTCGTGCAGGCGGATTTACCGGTGTAGTATACTTGATGCCGCAAGGTGGTGTAGTTGATCCATACGAATCAAATAAATTAAACATTGCTAATATCTGCTGTGAGCGCGGATTTAACTATAGCCCACGTTTGCATGTAGACTTATGGGGCAATGGTTGGGGCAAATAATGTGGCCATTTAGTGGAGAACCCAGGATGTGGTATACTCACACAAAAAAAGACATGCTCGGTATGTATTATAATCGTGCAAAGTGGGAACTAAAGTTCTGTTGGATACCTAAAAGGTGCTTGGTTAGTAATAAACGTATCTGGCTTGAGTTTGCTTACCGGGGTCGCGCCGCCTACGCAGGGCCGGGTGATGTTGCATTTGAAGATCAATGGCATAATACAACAGAACATTTAATCTGGCAACTAAAACGTGGATGAAAAGAAATCAAACGTAGCCGACGGTCGTGAAAGTTTTGACATTACTGTTGGTAATGTCTTAATACCCTTCTTTAATCGCAATGTAAGCGAGTACCCAACTGAAGCAGGAGGTCCAAAGTTTGATCTAGTACCTGTTACAAAACAAAAAGACATAATGATCAATCATGCTAGGATGTATGCCCAGCAGGAATATGATCGTATTATGGAACTAGTTGCTGTACTGCAAAAGCAAGCGGCAGGAATCAAACGTAGATTAGATATTACTGATATGGTACATGCTGCCGAATATCAGTTTCAAGTAGTAATGGGCAATCTGTATTGGTTAGTTTGGGACGAACGAAAACAAAAAATGTTATTGGTACAAACTGGACCTACAGAATGGACAACTGGTATTCCGGTTGACTACCGTTACATAAGTCAAGTAAAATATATGGGTGACCATACATGGTTAGAAATCGAGGAGAACAATAATGGCAACTAAAAAGCCAGTAGCAAAGAAAACTGTAGCTAAAAAGACACCGGCAAAGAAACCCGTAGCTAAACCAGCTCCGGCTAAAAAAACAGCACCGGTTAAAAAAGCCAAGGTTGATTTTAAAGGAATGACCCCACGTCAGATTGCTGACTCTAAAGGAGAGCCTTGGGTTAGTGTTGTTAGTGTAGAACTAGATCCAGACAATATTGGCAATGGTGCGTTTGAACTAGACTGGAATGATAAGTTTATTACTAACTTAGTACGCCAAGGTTACAAAGGCAAGACTGATGCAGACATGGTTGACCAGTGGTTTGCTGAAGTATGTCGTAATGTTGTAGCTGAGAACTACGAACAATGGGAAGCTAATCAGCCAATCGGAGAACGACCACGCGAAATCAATCGTAGAGATCTCGGCGATGGAAGGACTGAAGTAAGTTGATAGTATATGTAAATGGCGACAGTCATAGTGCTGGCGCAGAAGCATTAAACTTACACGCATTTGCTGAAGATGATGGCCTTTACTATGGTTTAGGCCGTAAGCCGCATCCAGACAATCTTAAAGTCAGCTATGGGTGTAATATTGCTAATGAACTATATGCTATACTACATTGCGACGCAGAGTCGGCTAGCAGTAATGCTCGCATACTTAGAACTACTAAAGATTACCTTGAAGAAACAACTCCCGACTTAGTCATCATCGGCTGGTCAACTTGGGAACGCGAGGAATGGTTCTATGAAGGTCAAGATTATCAAGTAACTGCTAGCGGTATAGACGATGTTCCCGATGCACTAAAAGGCCAATACAAAGAATGGGTTATTGCACAAGCAGACCCTGATGTTATAAACAAAAAACTAGTAGACATACACGAACAGATTGCACAACTACATACCGATTTATTAGATCGACAAATCCCGCACCTGTTCTTTAACGCATTTCAATCATTTGATAATATAAGAAATCTAAAACATTTAGGTGCTGAACCCATTGATTGGAACAACTGCTATGTTGGCCCGTACGAAGAAGATTTAACTTATTATAACTGGCTTCAAGCACAAGGGTTTAAAACAGCAACACCAGAATCGTATCACTTTCGAGCAGACGCACACCGAGCATGGGGCGACTTCTTACTAGAAAACTATATAAAAAAGTTAATAACACAATAGGAAAAACAAATGGCACAACTTTTACAAAAAGACGGCACTAGAGTAGTACTCAGTAGAGACATCGACTATGTTGACTATAATCCAGCAAACATGCGAACATTACCAGTACCCAAGGGTACCTGGGCTCCAGCTGACTTAACCTATAACGAAGATCTTATGAAGCGTCTGGCTGCAAACATGAAACAGTTAAACAGTGACGACAGTACTAACTATGTTCATATGTGGAAGCATCTAGCACAAGATCATCAGTTCTTTGTTGAGTTGTTACAAAACGATAAACTAGAAGAAGCATTTGATCACTTGAACAACTTATATCAGTCGCCATTGATGAACGGTATTAGTCAAGGTGTTTGGGACACAGTACCTATTAAAGCAGATCCAGAAGTTGCTATGTTCAGACTAAAGCGCCATTGGGACACCTTATTAGGCATTTGCGAATACCTAGGTGTTATTCCTATGCAGAATAGAGAACAAGGATTTAGTCCAGTAGTTATTCCTATTGATCAACTAGTAGAAGGTATGGCACAGGCACTTAGCGTAACATTACCTGACTTACAAGGTCCAAGTTGGCAAGGCGGCCTTTGGGGATTAGATACTAAACGTGGCGTATTAAGTGATCGTAGTATCTCAGCTCTGTATGTAGCACTAAAGATTAGTACCAAGGTCAGCAAAGATGCTAAGTTAGTAGAGATTGGTGGCGGATGTGGTTATGTTGTATATTGGTTATATCAACTGGGCTTCCGTGATATTACGCTAGTAGACATTCCAACTGTGTCTACTGCACAGTCATTCTTCTTAGCCAGCGTTTTAGGTAAAGAAAATATTAAACTGGCATTTGAAACACAAGATGCACCCATTAAGTTTATGACTCCAGAACAGTTTAATGCCAGCGATGAAATGATTAATCTTGTTTACAATACTGATAGTATGCCCGAAATGGCTAACGAGCATTTAAAACAATATCTAACTACTATTGCTAGAACAGCCAAATCCTTTTTGAGCATTAACCACGAATGCCGTAGTCCATTTAATGGTGTACCCCAAAATTCGGTTAACTTTGAAGTAACCACAAACTTTGCCGGGGATATTATTAATCTGGAACGAAACCGTTATTGGTTACGTGAAGGTTATGCCGAAGAGTTTTATGTAACTCAGCACTGGGAATAAAAGGTTGACACAGTATTCATTATATGCTATTATAATGTTATGAGATATTTACTTGTTGATACCGCTAATACCTTTTTTCGTGCTCGTCACGCCGCTCACCGCCAAGCTGATACATGGGATCGGCTAGGTTTTGCCATTCATGTAACGCTAAATAGTGTTAGTAAGGCATTCCGCGATCAAAAGGCAGATCACGTTATTTTCTGTTTAGAGGGTCGTAGCTGGCGCAAAGACTTTTATGCACCATACAAGGCCAACCGTGCTGTAGCACGTGCGGCACTCACAGAAAAAGAACAAGAAGAAGATCAACTATTTTGGGAATCGTTTGATAACCTTAAAGACTTCCTTGCTACACGAACAAACTGCACAGTATTGCGTCATGAAAACTTAGAAGCTGACGATTTGATTGCCGGTTGGATACAAAGTCATCCAGATGATCATCATACTATTGTATCTAGCGACACAGACTTTTATCAGCTACTAGCTGACAATGTAAATCAATATAACGGAATCGCGGATGAGCTCCATACTATACAAGGTATTTTCGACAAAAAAGGTAAGGCAGTCATCGATAAAAAGACTAAGGAAGCAAAAGTCATTCCGGATCCTAAGTGGATTCTTTTCGAAAAGTGTATGCGGGGAGACCCAACCGACAATGTCTTTTCGGCGTACCCCGGGGTCCGTAAAGTGGGAAGTAAAAATAAAGTGGGACTCCAAGAAGCCTTTGCCGACAAAGATGCGAAAGGCTTTGCTTGGAATAACCTAATGTTGCAACGCTGGACTGATCATAATGGTCTAGAGCATCGTGTATTAGATGACTATCAACGCAACGTAACTCTAGTAGATTTAACTGCACAACCAGATGATGTTAAACAACAAATAGCAGAAACTATTGCCAACAATGCAGTACCACTTAATCGTCCTATGGTAGGCGCACAGTTCTTAAAGTTCTGTGGCAAGTACGATTTGATCAAGATGTCAGACCAGTCTGACAGTTATGTTAGATTTTTAGAAGCTAGTTATCCTGATGATAAATGATGTTTTTTGGGTGCCGGTTGCGGGACTTGCTTTAGCATTGTTGTTATTTTTTGGATTTTTTATTACTATGTTCATAGCAGGTCTTATAGATTTGTATCATGAACGTAAGAATCGTGTTTGGGCAGAATTAAAACGCACCGACTATGAACGCCGTCGCCCGGCAGCAAAATAAGGAGAAGTAAATGAACGGATTTATGAATTGGTATCATCGTAACTACACACAGATTACCTGGTTTATTATTGGTTGGTTAGCTATGTTGACCATAGTTGACTTTGGTAAAGGTGATTGGTCTGCATGTGCATTCGACTTGGCCTTGTTAGCATTTAACTATTTCTTATATAAACGATGAGAAAAAGAGACATACTCGGTATGACAATATTATTAGTAGGTGCATTTTGCCTACTAATGTCTGACGATGATCGTCATGACATGAAGAAGTACGATTGCACTATATCAGAACTCAGCCCTGATTATCCTGTGCAAGTAAAAGAAGCATGCCGCAAACTGCGGGCAGAAAGACAAAAACAAAATGACTGAAATGATTGCAAAACCCATTGTAAAGAATAAGATGTGGATCGTTGAGCTGTATGGCAACAAGGTCGGAAACATCATGGCAGTAGAAGAAGGCGGATATGTGTATGTACATGACAACCAGCGTGAATCATTCCCAAGTATTAAAATGATTAGTGCCAAGTACAACATTGAGTTTGTTAAGGCAGAAAAGCCCAAGAAAGAAAAGTTAGATGTTTATGATGTCTACGGATTCCCAGCCGCAAGTAAACCGCACAATGAAGTACTTGATGTTCAACGATACTTGCCTATCTATACCAAAGGTACTAAATCAAAAAGTTTCTTTTGTGCAGGCCACTACATTATTAAGTTTTCAAGCACTTGGGTACGTGCATATTGCCCTAAACTGATTACGCTTAATCGTTATGAATATCAAGGTCCATTTAAGACTCAAGAACGTATGCAAGAAGCAATGAAAGAAGCAAATGGACAGCACTAGTACTTCTTTACATGTTAAACGATTCAACGATAAAGTAAGAGCCATGAATCAAGCTAATAGCAAGATTCTAACTTTAAGTGCCGAAGAAGCTCGCAGTTTACATGCCGAAATCTACGATTTGATGGCTGTTATTGCTGAACTTTCTCGTTCTACTGAAAATAGTATTACCAGTGTTAGTGTAAGCATGGATGGCGGCGGTTTTAAATAAACTACGTATATATTGAGATAAATAAACTGTATATCAAGGATAAGTGAAATGTCAAGACCAAAGCCAACAGTACTATTGGACCACGTAAACAAGACTAGCTATAAGAGTGAACAGGTGTTAGCCAGTGAGGGTATCTGGGCAGTCTTCTACGACAATCAACCTATCAATCTAAAAACGTCAAACGTGCTTGTGGCGTACCCAGGACCGAAATATAAAAAAGTATCCTTTTCAAATTCTGGACATGCTATTAATCTTTGCAAAAAGCTCAACGCTTTATTTAAAACGGAAAAATTTAGCGTTGTACTTTTAAAAGCAGGTGAGCAAATCTTCCCAAAATAAGCAGTACAATCAACGTCAGCTGACTAAGATATTTGTCGAGCAGGCTGGCATTCCCATTGGCCAAACAACTGAAATGCAACGGCGTTGGTGGAAGAATCCCACTGATCCAAATAGCCTTAGACTAAGTCTAGCCGGACTACAGTTAGTCAAGGCCGTTCTTAAACTACAAAGTTACGAGTTTGAACTTGCCGAAGAACTTACCAATCAAAACCTACTACAGTTAGAACGAGTATTTGACAGCATGTACTATCTATTAAAGCGACAGAAGATAATCGTCTTTACCGAAGAATCTGCACTAATGCTGACCTTGCACGGAAACAATCTAAAAGGCTATTTAGAAGCACTAGAATCAACAGGTTAGCACACACTAACTTAATGGTTGACTCAAAAGACTTATTACTGTATAATAGTAACTATTACTTAAACAAATAACCATTATGACTACTTTACAAGATTTTAAAACTCGTTCAACTGCACTATTAACAAGCCGTGGTATCTTGCCTGCGATTCACGATGCCGCAGAAAGATTTGCTGGCGATTTTATTGCATACAGTTGGTTATATCATTCCGAGTTTAACGATGGCAATAAAATGCTCGATCTATTGGAAAAAAATGAAAATTTAAATCCTGGTGATTGTTTTGATTCAAACTTTCGAGGCAACCTTAAAGATCTTGTTGTACCGTCTCTATTAGAAAATAGTACATTTTCAAATCTACTTAATATATTAGTTAATAATAAAGCAAAAGGTGTTGGTGTCGGAGAACTGGTATTGCCATTATTAATAAGCGGCTGGAGATTTAGCAACGATTCCGACGGATCTCACCATGGTAAGAAAAAAGAACTTAAAATGAATGGTGCTAGTTTAAAACCGCACAACGAAGAAACTGAAAAAGGATTAATTGACACGTTAAATAAAAAATATTTTGGCGGAGCTAAACCCGGTTTAGCTAAAGTACACGGTATTCATGTTAAGTATATAAAATCCCTCAAGGAGCACGAACAAATTAGTGCGTATGCGGGTTATTACAGTGAACTGTACCCTGGCAGAGATGTTAAGAAGTTATCAAGGGCACTATTAGAAAATATAGAATCCCTGCAGGATTATAATACTATTCTTGGCAAGGCTGTTATGAAATGGTATCAAGAAACTGATGGTTGGTCGAGTATTATAATCATCGATCCAGATACCCTTGAAATGGTTAATGTAGCTGACATCGACTCTGTAAACACCGAGGGCGGAGTTCAGTTAGTATTTAGGCCTGTTATGTCCCGGGGCAAAGATACTCAAGCGGTTCCGGATGGTTATGTAAATGTAAGTATTGCTAAAGAAAAGAAAGCTCGTAGCTCAAATAAAATGTTTGATAAGCTGACAGAGATTAAAAAATCCCCAGACGAAATACTAGCTGAACAAAAGGAAAAAGAAGAAGAAATCATTGCCGATAATAAGTTTATGGAAACTTTAAAGAATGATAAGGATCCGTTAACTAAAGCATGGAGAGATGTAGTTAAACAAATCGAAGATGACGAAAAGGTTGATGCCCGTGATTTTATCATTGAAATGATTAAAGATGGGATTGGCAATGCGATCATTGCTACAACTCTTGTAAAAAGCTTCTGCTGATAGTATAATAACACAATGAAACCTTTATATATGTGGGCAGGTGGGAAGAACAAGATGATTCCCAAGTATCAAGAAACTCCAGGTATTCCTTACACAGGATATGATACCTATGTAGAACCATTCTTTGGCGGTGGTGCTATGATGATTCACATGTATGAAAACAATCCCAACATCAAGCGATTTGTATTAAACGATATTAATACAGAAATCGTTGGCCTATATCACGCTATTAAAAACCATGTAGCAGAGTTTATTCGTATTGTTGACAGTTATGCTGATCCTTACTTAAAGATGGATAAGGCGGCTCGTAAAGTATTTTACTACGAAACAAGAAAGAAGTACGCAACAGACTATCAAGGTTGGGGTACTACCGAAGAAAGTGCTGTACTATACTTTTTAATGAAAACTGCTTTCAATGGCATTTGGCAATCAACTAAAGAAGCCAATGGTCGTTTTTGCACACCTTGTGGATTGCTTAATCATACTACTCATGTCTACGATAAAGACAATGTCATGGAATGGAATAAGTTCCTACAAAAGGTAGATATCTATTCTGGTAACTGGGTAGACTGCACGGGACAGATTGAAG